CAGCAAACTCCAAGCCTATGCTGGCGGTGCTTGGGTAAGCCTACATTAATTTACTGGGATATGTTTATATTCACTAGTAGTAACTGAGTTTAATATTATTTTTCCGTCACGGAACACTTGAATATCTATATCCTGATTAGGTTTTACGCCATCCATACTTTTTCCTATGTGTCTAGGAAACACAATATCAACACCGTTAACTTTTTCTATAATATCACCAGTTTTAAATCCAGCTTTATCCATGGGACCATTTTGTTCTATAGCTTTAATTACTACTCGACCGACGTCAGGATCCACTCCAAACGCCATTCCGATTTTCCCTCTGCGTATTTTTCCAGTTAAAATTAGTTCTTTAACTATTCCAGCCGCACCGTTACTGGCAACACTAAAATTAATACCAATACTGCCGCCGCCATTAGCAGCAAATATAAACGCATTTACCCCAACAACTTTTCCTTTTGTATTAAACATAGGTCCGCCGCTATTGCCTTGGTTAATACTAACGTCTGACTGTATAACTTCTTGCCAAGTATTCATTGAACGTTTCTTTGTAGCACTAATAATGCCCTGTGTTACTGTCCATTCTTGTCCCATTGGATGACCAATAGCAAAAATTTCTTGTCCAGGCACAGCCTTGTCGCTGTTAGCCCAAGACAATGCAGGAACAGATTTTAGTTTTCTCTGACCTAAAGTAGTAGTCATTTCTAAAACAGCAATGTCACTAATTTTGTCAGTGCCAACAACTTTAGCAGAATGTCTTTTTGGGTCGTTATAAAAACTAATATTAAGAGCAGTATTTTGGCCATCCTTGGGTGAAGCAACGTGCTCGTTGGTAATAAGATATTTAGAATCGTTTACTGAAACAACAAAACAACTTCCCATGCCGCCTGGAGTCTGTTGTGGAATAGATTTAGACAATGGGGTTAAAAAATCATCAAAAGGATTTGTCTCAACATTAGGGCCGTTACTATCAATTACTAATATCCCTGCTGACATCTCAACTCGGCAAACACTAGGCATTACCTTAGATATAATATTAGAAAAGTCATGAGCTCGAACTGTTGTTGATCCTAAAATTGCCAATGGCAGTACCGCTGCTCGCATCAAATTTATCCACATATTTGTTAATCCTTCTTTGCTTGACACTTGCTTCTTGCGCTAATCTATGATGATCACAATTTGAACAAATGTGCATTGATGTGTCTTTAAAACGCTTACTAGATTTTTCAAATTGCTCGCCACAGCAATCACACTCTAGCACATACCAACGCTGACGAGTTTTTACACTTTCTTCACAATTATTTCTAATTCTAATATGAAAGTTTTCTTTAAGATAACTAGTCACTAGCATAGTTATATTTAGCAAGCGGCTTCGTTACCGTTTGTATAAATATAGTAAAGATATACGGAGCCCTTATTAATGGCAATACAAACAGTTAACATTGGTACCACAGCAGACGATGGCGCAGGCGACCCGTTACGCACTGCCTTTGATAAAATTAATGACAACTTCCTAGAGCTATACACTGTATCAGGCGCAGGTTCTGGAAATAATCTTGCTTTTAATGGCAATAAAATTATCAGTGAAGACTCAAGTGGAGATATCATACTTGATCCTAACGGAACAGGAAAAATTATAGTTGCTACTGCGGCAAAATTAAGATTTACAGATCACGTAGACAATGCAATAGGACATGTTGATGCTTCTGGAGACATGACGTTTGACAATGATTTAACATTTGACGGCACTACTCTTGCATTAAACGGTACAATGACAGTTGGCTCTCAGTTGCAATTTACAGATAACCGAATTAGTACAACAAACTCAAATGAAAATATTGATCTAGTTCCAAACGGAACAGGAACTGTAAACTTTGCTGTTCCATCACAAACTACTGTAGGAAGTGCAGGTTCAGCATCTGCCGTTCCAGCAAGGCCAACTACATATTTAAAAATCCGTGTACATGGCACTGAGTATGTAATACCAGCATATGCTGTAAGTTAAGGAATAGTTACAAATGGCTAATCAAACAATTAACATCGGCGCGACAGCAAATGACGGCACAGGTGATGCGCTACGCACAGCCTTTGATAAAGTTAATGATAACTTCACAGAACTGTACGCCGTATCTCCTGCTGGAACTGACAACAATATTGCGTTTAGTGGCAATAAAATTATTAGTGAAGACTCAGGTGGAAATATTGAGCTTGATCCGCAAGGAACAGGCAAGGTTATAATTGCAACAGCCGCAAAATTAAGATTTACTGATCACGTAGACAATGGTATAGCATTTGTTGATGCTAGCGGAGATGTTCAGTTTAAAAGCACTTTAACTTATGATGGCACAACTTTTAAACTAAGTGACCTAGTAGCAAACAGAATGTTATTTACAACCACTGGTGGGGGACTAACTAACGATGCTAACTTTACATTTAATGGAACTGCTGCTGTATTAACTGGATCCTTGGCAGTTGACGGTATTACTATTAGGGATAATAATATTGAATCAACCTTATCTAATGCTAATTTAGTATTAGTTACCAGTGGCACAGGCGTAGTTGAAATTGATAGCAATCTCGACATGAACAGTAATAAAATTGTTAACCTTGCTACTCCAACAGCGTCGACAGATGGGACTACTAAGGCATATGTAGACGCTATAGTTGGTAGTGTAACACCAACAGATGAGTCAAGTGATACTACTTGTTTCCCACTATTTGCCACAGCTGCAACAGGAAACACGATACCTAAAACCGGTACAAACTTAACATTTAATAGTAATACTGGACTGTTAACTGCAACACTACTTGCAGGTGCTTTAACAGGTAACGTAACAGGTACAGCATCTATTGCTACCGCTGTAACAGTAGCAGATGAATCAAGTGATACTACTTGTTTCCCTCTATTTGCCACGGCAGCTACAGGTAACTTACCACCTAAAAGTGGAACTAATTTAACATTTAACAGTAGTAGTGGGTTACTGACTGCAACATTATTTGCAGGTGCTTTAACAGGTAATGTTACTGGTACTGCAACTATAGCATCTACCGTAACAGTAGCAGATGAGTCAAGTGATACTACTTGTTTTCCTTTATTCGCAACCGCAGCTACAGGAAACGTATTAGCAAGAAGTGGGTCTAACCTAACATTTAATAGTAGTAGTGGATTACTAACAGCAACCCTTTTAGCTGGTGCTTTAACAGGAAACGTTACAGGAACTGCTTCTATTGCTACAGCCGTAACAGTAGCAGACGAATCAACAGATACTGCATGTAACGTGGTATTTGTTACAGCGGCAACTGGCAACTTACCACCTAAGACTGGAACTAATCTAACATTTAACAGTAATACTGGGTTACTAACTGCAACATTACTTGCTGGAAATTTAACTGGTAACGTTACTGGTACTGCATCAATTGCTACTACAGTAACAGTTTCTGATAACGAAAGCACAAACGAAGCCAACGTAATTTTGTTTGCCGCTGGCGCCGCAGGGTCAGGAAACCTTGGCGTCGAAGCCGACGGTAACATGACTTATAATCCAAGTACAGGTGTAATAACTGCTACTGGATTTGCAGGTGCGCTAACAGGAACTGCTTCTATTGCTACCACAGTAACAGTAGCAGATGAGTCAAGTGATACTACTTGTTTCCCACTGTTTGCGACTGCCGCATCAGGAAACTTGGCACCTAAGAGTGGTACTAATTTTAAATTTGATAGTGGCAGCGGTGAGTTAACAATGACTTCTATATTGGGCGGTGGTTTGTTCACTGAACATGGTGCTGGTGCAGTGGCAACAAGTTTTGCTCCAATTACTAGAAGGTTTACACAGAATGGTGTTATTATTACAAAGATACATTTTGACTTAACTGGACTTGGCGCAAAGGGCGGTGATGCAAATGATGTTATTGGTCTTCCAGCTGGCGGCAATGCATTTATTGGTAGAAATGTAGTAAGCAACAATGGTGTTATTTACAGAGCAGAACTAGTGTGTATTGAGTTACCTGCTGTTGCAAGTGGAACTTTAACTACGGACATAGATATTGCAACAAATTCTAGTGGTACCCTTGCATACGATGGTGCTGGCGGTACTGCTAAGTTAATTAATAGTGCGGCAATGGTTGCTGGAGAACAAGTAATAAACATTATACCAGCAGTAACTGGAAATGATTACTTTTACTTGGTAGAAGCTGATACTGCTGCTAGTGATGCTGTATTTAATGCAGGGCAGTTTATACTAACACTTTACGGTCATGCAATTAGTTAATACCGGTGTAATGAATAAGGAATAGTTATTAATGGCTAAACAAACGATTAATGTTGGTACTAACCAAGACGATGGAACTGGTGATTTACTCAGGGCAGCGTTCTTAAAAGTAAATGAAAACTTTACTGAGGTTTATACTGAACTAGGTGGAACACTTTTAAGTAACATTAGGTTTATTGATTCAACTATTTCTACTGACACTTCAAATAGCAATCTTATTATCGAGACTAGCGGAACAGGCAAACTTCAGATATCTGGAACCGCAGAGATAACAGGAAATACATCAATAACAGGAACACTAGATGTTTCTTCTTCAACAGCATTGGCTAGTACACTGGCTGTTACTGGAAATAGTACATTAGCAGCACTTAGTGCTACTAACATAACTGCTAGCGGAACTCTTGGAGTAACTGGAACATCATCTATAGGCGTATTAAATGTATCTGGCGCATCTGCATTTACAGGCACAGCAACCGTTAATGGATTATTAAATGCAACTGGCAGTGTTGATCTCGGAAACGCAAGTGCAGATACAATAAC